GGCATTCACCTCACGACGAATGTCCTGAATCTTGTCTGGCCTCTTTGTCATGCCAAGAATCTCGGTGACAATAGCCGTGAAGTTCATGGCAGTTCCTTAGAGTTTAGGAGGAATAGGAGCCACTAGCCCACGATCTTCTTTGAGCAGGTAGGCCAGAAGCTCTTCTTGCTCAGGAGTAGAAGGAGTAATAACACCATTCTTATCAGGCATGACCTTAGCACCAGTCTTGAGGATCAGGCACTTCTGACGAAGCATAATATAGGAACCCTTGGGATAACCTTCATACTGTTTGACAAGAGAGTCATCAGCATCAGGCACAGGGTCAGTAGGAGGAGTAGGAGCTTGTGCAGGACCAGCGGAGCCTTCTACACCAGTTAGGATCTTAGGCTGAACAGCTGCGGTAGCTGCCAAGTCTGCGTTGCGCTTAGCAATCAATTCTGAAATACTCATGAGGATTCTCCAATATGCAAAAGCCCTTCTACTCTAATTGTTCCCAGAGGAGCACTGGATAGAGTAGAAGGGTGCCAAAACGGCTAACTCACCATGAAACTATTAGGCGTCAGCGACACCAGCAGTCAGGCCATAGATCACTGCGCAAGCGTAGGGGTTGATAAGCTCCACAGCCAGCTCAGTAGTCAACGAACCGCCCACCGAATCCACACCGCTTTCCACGATCTTGCCACCAGTGTTGTAGTCTTCTGGTTTCGTATCGCGGCCATCCATGTAAGCAAGCTTAATGGCAGGCATATCCAGAATCATCGCCATGCCAGCACGATTCAGGCCGTTCAGCAGAGGGTGAATCACCAGATCCAGAGTACCTTGGTACATAGAGAAGCTAGTGAACTTCATGCCGAATTGAGTTTCGTTCTGCATGATCTGGACTTGACCAGACTTACGACCAATGTCAGTGATGACTTTGATTGCAGTATTATCACCCACCAGCACACGTCCCTTAGGATTGCCAACGTTAGCAGACGAAGTGAAAGCAGGCTCAACCAACGACACCAGCTGCGAGTAGCTAGTAGTAGCTCCAGCGTTGTTGCTGTTAGCAGGTGCGTACTGCTCAATAGCGTCCAAGATACCTTGGGTCGAGTGGATCGGAGTAGCTCCAGTCGTGTCCATCTTAGCCTGGCCCCAGATCAGAGCCGACTCAATGTCCACAGAATGGAAGCTCATGCAATCCTGACGACTCTCGGCAATGTTGCTATAACCCATCTCAGCAACAGAAGCACGAGCAGTATCAGTCAGAGCCCAAGCATTACGGAAGATCTGCGTGTAGTTAGCAACGTAGACCGTAGACATACGGCGAGCTTGAGGGCGGTTAGAACCTTCTTCGAAAGCAGTACCCACTTGAATCCAGACAGCATCATCAGCAACGTTAGCTGCTGCAACACGACCGAATGCTCGGGTAATCGTAAGGTTAGTGCCGCTCGCAACAGCAGTAACACGCACGTTCTCCAGAGTAGCAGGATTATGCAGAACCATACCGACAGACACGCCAGTAGTAGAATCCACCACCAGAGTAGTAGCAGCAGCCAAGATGGCGCCGTTAGTAACCAAGGTCACAAACAGCATAGTCTTGCTGAAGTAGCCGTGGGTAGAAGACTTAGCACGGCTACGACCTGACATAGAAGTCAGACCGAAGATAGGTGCAGAGCCATTAGGGAAACGACGCAGGATAGTGCCAGCAAACGAGCGAGCATTAAGTTCTGCGGGGTTACCAGTATTGGTATTGAAAACACCAGTTTGAAACACGGACATGATACAGGTTCCTATAAAAGAGGATTAGGTATTAGAGTCAAAGTAAGTATCCCAATTCACTTCTCGTGGCTGGGCTGCCTTAGCTTTGGCTTCTGGAGACGATTCTGGGTTAATGGCTCCGAAGAGATCAGCAACATATTGCTTAGCCGCTGCTGCCACCTGTTGGGGTGACGCATCGGGATTAGCTGCTTGATACTTCTTAGCAATCTCCACAAGTTGTTGACGAACGACTGGGCTAGTAGACCCACTATTTCCAGCAATCTCCCCCATAGTAAGCTCTTCTCGAACCATACTAGGAAGGCGCTTGCCAGAGAATTCCTCACGCATACCGACAAACTTATCTGTCAGGCTGCTGCTATGTTGCAAGGAGCTTTTATAAGCACTACGTCCCACGTGGTTCATAATGTCCATGAAAGCTTGCATGTCACCACCAAGGGCCTTCTGCATAACAGCAGGATCAGCACCTTGCATAAAGTCCATGCCACCAGATACTTGGTCAAGCACCTTAGGATCAATAGAGAAACTAGGAGCTACTTCACCTTGTTTGTCTGTATTGTTAGTAAACATTGTAGCATAAGCTGCCATCGGATCAGTCTGCTGATTGGTTCCGTTGACATTGCTGTTTGGGGTGGGGCTACCATTAGGTTGCATACCCTGAGCAGGTTGCTGTGCCTGAGCATTAGGACCTTGCTGTCCACCTCCGGGCTGCTGGTTATTCTGCTGTTGAGGGGCTGCTGGTGCAGCGGCTGATTTAGTGAGGCCTACGGCGTCGAAGAATCCGGACATTTTAAAAGCTCCTAGAACAAAGATTAAGAATTTTGGGTAACATCAGCCGCTTTGAAACTCAGTAGAGTATTATATACTTCTAGCTGACCTTGCGCTTTGGCTATTGCGCGAAGATATTGTTCATCAGTCTGCCCTTCTTTTACAGATGACAGGGCAATAGCTGATGCGTTGTTATAAGCGAGAAGGTGAAGATACTTCTTAACTGCCGGATTGTCTAGTCTCTCGGCAATAATAGTAGCTTCAGTCTCAGAGATGGTGAGCTCAGGAAAGATGTTCATGGCAGTTCAGGTGCTACTGTAGGTGCACCGTTAGGCGCAGGTTGTTGAGGAACCATACCAGCTTGAAGAGTCTGAAGAGAAGCATCTTGCAAGCCAGGAGGAGCTGCTGCGGCAGCAGCCTTAGAAGGGTCATACTCCTCAAGTCCTTTGACACCGCCAAGAGACATAAGGTGAATGAACATTCCGGGAAGCATTGTACCGAAGCTTTGTTGCAGGATCTGGGACTGCCCAATCATTTGCATACCCTGCGCAATCATTTCAGTAGATGCAAGCTTAGACTTAGGCGAGTAGCCATCAGCCAGCTTGAAGCTAAGAACATGCTTACGAAGTTCTGCAACATCAATCTTAATAATCTCGCCAGTTTTCTGTGACACCAGTTCAACATTGTCTCCGTTCTGGAAGATGTTGAGAGTCATAATAGACTTCATTGGTGCAAAGACCTGATATTCCAAGACCAGAGCTGGTAGACGAAGACGGTTATCAGCCCCGCCCATCGTATCATTCCATTCCGTGACGCTCTTATTACCCTTCTGGAACTGGCCCATCTTGGCATTATTAAGACCATGCAGCTCCTTAGAGAAGCCAATCATGATCTGAGCATCTTGGATCGTAGACTCAGTACCTCTCATATCAAAAGGGATCTGCTTATATACAGATTCCAATGTCACGTTAGTGAGCGGAGAGATGTTAACTGGGATCTTAGGAGCAGCAGCTTTGCTATTGACATCCGAAGCTTTAATAACGTTGCTGTTATAAAGAGCTCGATCAGACACAGAACGACGAGCAGCTGCAAACCGAATGTTAAACAGTTTAGAAGCACCTTCTTGGAATGGAATCTCACCCTCAGCTACAGACTGAGTCTGGTCTCCAAAACCATCTTCCATAGGCTGCCCAATAAGTATAGGCAGAAAATCATAAGCACTGATGATCCTATGAGCGGCCACAACGAATTGGTTGTTAACCACCACAATACGCCAGATTTGAGGAGTATTAGGCTGAGGAGCAATGATGCCATGGTCAGAAGGGATAATGCGAGCATAGAGCACAACCTTCTCGTATTGGTTACCATAAGATGGTGACTTGGCTTTCTTAGACTTACCCGGAGTAGCAGCCGCATATGCATCCCAGTCTACGCCTCTACGGTTAGTGTAACCATCTTTAGAGACATATTCACTGACTTGAGGATTCTCTGTATAGACATGAGTACCATCATGCATACCCATTACATGGCCAGAGTTCATGGCTTCTGTAATGTTAAACGCACGATCCTGCTTACCCATTTTAATGAGGTAGCGTTTCATCTGAGTCATGCTCAGGCGCTCTACATAACCTACATAATCTCCATGCTCAGCCACATCTCCAGGCAGAACAGAAGGATCACGGATAATGTTACGTGGGTTAATGCGCTTGATGCGGTTAAAATACTTGTCACGGTTATCTAGCTTCTTGCCAGTACCACCAACAAAGTCAGAAAGAGTAGAGAACTGGGTAATAGAATCCCAGTCAATCTCCACTGCTGAGTAGTTGTATTTAATACCATCACGCAAAAACAGCAGGAACTGCCTAGCGTAACCGCCAAGCATAGCATGATCGTCCAGCAGAGTCTCTAACTGCTCAGCCCATACGCGCGTACTAGGAGATGAGACAACAGGAAACAGAGGGCTACCAGAGCAAAAGATATCAGCAAGGTACGCAACATAAGCATCCACCTGAGCCACAACTACTGGGGGAGTAATCTTATCACCAGTGTTGAAAATATCACAAGAAACATCAGAAGCTCGCACATCTACGCCGCCATCCGTGATGATAGCATCAGAGTCTCCCGAGTAACGAGAGTAGGCACGATCAATAATGTCCATCTTTTCATGCAACTCAGTAGAGTTCTGAACATGATACTCTGTTACTCGACGGGCGAAGCTCAGCAATGAAGCCTGAGATTCTTTTTTGATCTTAATAGTGGAGGTTTCTACGGTTGCCATATAGGTCCTAAAAGGGTGTGTTATCTTCCTGAATGCCAGGAGATACGAGGAATAGGCCAGCTGTTCTCAGGTTGGTAACAAGGTGCCAGTACTCTGCGCGTACATCTAAGCCGTATGCAGTAGCATCTAGAATGTCATCCTTATTTTTGTCCTTGCCTATTTTATACTTCATAGCTTGCCAAAGCCAAACAGCTCTGGCCTCAGTGTGGATGTAGTAGTTAGATGCATTTACCTCGGCGACAAATAGACGAATGCGCTGCTCTTTACTTCTGTTCTTATGCTTGAGAGGGACTACGTGAATACCACTAAGACCCCACAGCTTGAGATACTTATTGACCCAGAAGAGAAGCGTTTGTTGATAAGCCGCATCCTCAATGCCAATAAGAGAAGCCCCATGCTTAAGGGCTAGACGGAGGGTTTCGATAATAAGCTCTTCTGGGTCTTTAACTCCGGCATTGAGTTCTCGAATAGTGCCCTTGCCATCAAATACATAGTGCACAGCTATTACGTTGTCATCAGAAGCCTCACGGAAACCAGCAGGATCTACTGTAATGAAGACACCATCTGGCACCTCAGCTTCGAATTCCCACGGGCAGTCTGGAATCTTGCCGTCTATAAGAGACAAGGTCCTAGAGATAGGATCATTCATCACCTCAGCAAACCAGACGTCAGCTTCTCCTAGCTCCGCATCGTGGACATAGGAGTCCAGAAGCTCTTCTAAGGAATGAAGCTCAGGCCAAAGTGGCTCGCCGCTCTCTAGAATAGCGCCTGTGACAAAGGAAATCCACTTAGAGTTATTCTTAAGCTGGAACAGCATACACCCTTCGGAGTACATGTTGCCAACATAGATGATAAGCCTGTCCCCACGAGGTGCAATGATCTTAAAAGTAGCTACTAACCGAGCACGAAACTTCTTAGATTCAGTGGGAGAATCATCACACTCTTTAGTCTGGGCATCGTCGCAGAAGATAAGGTCTGGGCGCATGTGCTTAACGTTAATACCACGAATAGCAGAGTCTGCGCCCTTAGCCGCTATGATAATGTTACGATCATGATAGAGGGCTTTCTTTAGTTCCTTGTTGTCAGTAGAAAGCTGATCTGTCCAGCGCCCATAGATAGCCTCAGCATTAGGTGAACCCAGCATTTCTGAGACGTCAGAGACAAGTTCCTCAGCCAAAGGACCATTAGCGCAGATAACAACAGCAAATGTGATCTTATCATAGGCAATAAGCCAAGCAATTAGGATCTTAATGAAAGTAGTTTTAGCATGACCACGTGGGAGCCCCAATGCAAACCGCAGAATCCGCTGCATTTGAGCAGGAGTTCTGTTGGTAAGCATCTTAAAGATGGCCACATAGAAGGGCGGGAGAGGAGAAATAACAACAGTAGGCAGCATAAGAGCTGCAAAGAAGTTAATATCCACCTGCCCACGTTCATAAGCCTCAGCTGGATCTACTGCAAGAGCCGTAGTTTCTGCTTGAACTTCTTCTGTGGAGCTTGAAATAGCTACGAGTTCACTCATTTTGGATCAGGCTTCTTGAAAAGAACAGCAAGCTTACCTGCTGCATTAGTCATAGCTACTTGCTTAGCATCAGTAGGCGGCTGCTTGGGAGGAATTAGTAGCGCTGGTGGCTTGTTCCACAAGATTTGTTGCGTCATTAGCTACCTCGAATTCATTTTGGGCTTTACGAGCTGACATTTGAGCAAAGAGATTCTTAACTCCAGCGGCAGACATAGGTGCTAGGGGTCTATTATCAATAGCTACTACCTCAGACTTCTCGTTCAGCTGCATTACAGGTGCAGGTAAGACATGAGCTGGCAGGTAGATGTTAGCAACTTGAGTCAAGTTAGTAGCACCTTGCAGAAGACCTGGGTGCTTACGCTTGAACCTGCTATCATTAGCCCTAGTAACAGCTTCTAGAGCCTTAGTAAGAGCTGGAAGTTCAGCTGCTGGGAGTTCGTCTTGCATTCTCTTGACAATGCTGTGCTCAAGAGACGTATAACGAGTCTCAAGAACCTCATCAGCTGGCTTCTGATTGTTAATAAGAGCAGCTTCTACTTCTAGTTTGAAGGTCTCATCCTTCAGAAGCTGCGAGACATAAGATGGTGAGCAGCCCAAGATAGTAGAAATCTGAGCAGCCGTGAGTCCATCAGCCAAATAAGCTTTGATTCGTTCTTTCATATTAGCCCCATTGAGTTGCCATAGCCTCGGCTACACATATTCTAGTCCTACTCCGATCTTTCTCTCGGTCCTTATGAGGAGACATACTATGCACTTCTGCAAATATCTCATCGTAATCATGTCGAGTATGCGTAGACTTAAGTGGTGGAAAGCCTTTAAGCCACAAGCCTGTAAGCTTAGAGTAAGGTTCTCCAAACATCCAGGGTTGAATATACTGAGTAGCAGGTCCTATAAGCTGCTTAGCTGCATTGTGAGGTTTTGAGTTCTCAAGAGCTATTAGAGGAATAGGCGCTTCTTGGAGAGTCTTAAAGAACTCAATACCTTCTAGGAAGTCCTTCATCCTCTCAGGATACTTAGGATGCCTTCTACGCTCGTCTGGTGGAAGAGATGTATCTTCTGGATGATAGAGCCACTGAATTCCAGAAAGAGAGTTATAAGTACAATAGGGGAAAGCTATCATAGCATCCCAACAGTTTGGCTTAAGAAGCTCTCTCACATCGCACTGAATATGATAAGGAGATGGGAGATCAGGCTTCCGTAGGTCACAGGAATAAGCATTATGACCCCGCTTACGGAAAGAATCTCGCACTCTGCCAGAGTATTCACAGGCTATAAGAATGTTCATATAAAGGGAAATGGGAATGGTCGTAGCTCTTTAAGGACATTCTATCACAGACCTTGCCCGAAGAAGCTTAGAAGAGAAGCGATTCTTAGGAGATGGAAACCTGTTGATAACGTGATGCTGTGAGAGAAGCGAGATAATGGCGATTCGTAAAAAGTTTAGAAAAATGCGAGAGGTAGTATTGATACCCGCGCGCCTAGCAGGAACAAAAAAAAGCCCACCGGGCGGGGTAGGCTAATTGATGGAGGAGATAATCAAGAGGCTGGATTCTATCACTTCACTTCGTCACCTATTAGCTGGCGGATTCTATTAAGCATCATCCTCCTATCAATAGCCGGAAGATCATTAGACTCTACCGCATTATCGACATCAATTAGAAAAGACTCTAATTCAAATAGCATCCTCAATTCGCGGCGCATTAGATTGTCTCGAATGGTTTTCGCAATTGGCTTGCGTTGATAGATTCCACGTGGCATTATTGATCTCCAATCAAAGCAGCCTTGAACAACTCCTCATTAACTCGCGCGCATTCTAATTCAATAGCAGCTTGATTATCATCTGTCTTAATTACCTTAACTCTAATCCAATCTCCTGATTGATCCATTTCAATAGCTTCTATCATTGCTACTGATTGCTCATAATCTCCGAATTGAATTGAATAACCCGGATTGACATTATCAATTGCAATGACCGAATAGTATTTCTTGGACATAATAGATTCTCCTAATGATTAGATAGGGCGGCGCTTACCGAATGCAATGAAATAGAATAAGCCTATTGCAATCCCTCGCTCTTCAAATGCAATAATTGCAGCGTCTTTAATACCGAATGCCCTAATGTCGTCTTTAATCAGATCGGCCATTGTGATTGGCTTGGACACTTTGCGCTTGGACATAATAAACCCCTAGATAAGTTAGTGAGGCTTGTAGTATCTCACGCAAGCTTAGAAGACGCAAGCACCGTCTGTCGGATGATCGAAGGCTAGAAGACTTGACCAGGCGGCGACTAGTCGACCAGGCGCGATTGCTTCTAAAAGGTCCAGACGTAAAAAAGCCCGCTGATTAGAGCGGGCTCTTATGGGGCTAGGCCAGTGGCTTAGAAGTCAGCCGTAACAGTGTCGCAGACTTCCATGATCGACTGGATAGGACGCTCATAACGCTCCAGCGTCTCAGGGTCCAGGCTAACGGCGAACTGCTCGACATAGGCTTTCAGCTTGCCCTTATGGTCTTCCGTAGCAAGCTCCAGCGCCGTCTTATTGGAGAAGTAAGACACCATAACTTTAACAGTGGCTGCGCTCTTGCCAAGGGTATTGGCCCATGTTGCGAAGGCTTCTTTAACTTCACGGGCCAGCTGAAGCGCAGCACCGTTACCGCCACGTTCGCCTTCAGCGCACAATTCGGCCCAATTAGTAGGAATTTTAAGGCCTTCTTTAACTTCCGCCGTGCCGGGTTTCAGTTTGTTACGGGCATTAGCTTTAACGTAAGCCAGCATAGCCGATTGAATCCAATTAGCTTCATCAGCGTCATACACTGGCAAGCCGTCTTCTGTGCCGGTGATCTTCGCAGCAACAACCAAAGAAGCAATGTCGGACAAGACCGGCACCACAATTGGCACTTCGCCTTGCTTAACATACTTACCGTCGATTTTCTTGCTAACGTCAATGATGATATTTTCCATGATGCTTCTAAGCTCCAACTGATTACTAGAAAACCTCTAGCGGGGCTTGCTCTTATGAGCGGGTTGTTTATGGCCGCAATCTCTGCGGTGCATGGCGCTATTGTAGGCCAGTTTTGCAGCTTGTCAACACCTCTCAGAGAAATATTCACATAAGCCGACGAACGGTAGATTCTGGTAAGCCAGTAGATTCTAGCTATTAGAAGCCTATTCTGCGGAATCAGTCAATCGATCATTCAGGTCATGCCGATCATGCCAATCAGCACTATAGCCCCGGCCCCGGTGGAATGCACATGGCCCTATTCACCTTATATACAGATGCCCATAATAGAGCCCTAGCTTACAGCTAAACTGCTAGGAAGGAAAGTATATACCCCATATAAAAATTATTTAAGGGATTAAGAATAAACCAAAAAATTTGAATACACACATAAAAGACAATTCGCTAACGCTCATTAGCAGCCACTTAGCTAGACTACTGGCTAACAGATGGCTATTATCTACAGAATGCCACACACCTACATACTGCGGCACCCCTCCCCATGCTGACCCACATGACCCACATGACCGGACGCATCCAGTGATCGAGAAAATCTATCGACCATGCGACCTTGATTTAATAATACAATCGCCATGATCCTTTAATCTGTGCTATCCTTACGGGGCGTGAAGAAATAAGCGCATCAACTAGACCATATCATTCTAACCTTGGAGCTTATAGAATGTCAGATACTCTCAGAATACCAAACGCTTTCGAGAATCTAGCTATTATGCTAGAAGAGGCTAAAAATAAGCCAGCACCCATCGTAGAAGCCACGCGAAGCGATAAGACAGTCGTAGAGCATTCTACTTCTCCCACTTCTTCCTCTAAGGGTTCCAACTCTAACATACTTGAGACTTCTAACAGAATCTCAGCTAGAAGCAGTGCCAGCTTTAAGCCTTCTAGTTCTAAGCAGAAGTTCTCTAAGAGAATAAACCTTTCGCTTTCTAATGAGCATGTGGCCGCAGTCTGTGATTACACTGGCGCAGTAGTAGCTATTACATTCCCTGCTATCCCCGGACGTGTATTCAGTTATTCTAGCCCATTGGCTGACCTTAGAAATGCACGTGGTCTTGCTCAAGAAGGCTCTTCTTATCTTCGTAAGCTGGACATTCAGACTGTTGCTGCAATCCTTATAACCTTGGCTGACGACTACAGTTTGTTCCGTTATCAGCCTAGCGACAGTGGCGCACAGAAGAATGCCATTCTCCGAACAGTAGCTAAAGACATTCTTATCGATGCCATTCTGTTTGTAGAAGACTTCGTAAACTCCAATAACTCTGGCTGGATTCCTAAGCTGTCCCTCATTCTGACAGGTGATATTCTTCAGAGTGGCATCCAGCATAGAATGTCTGAGTGGCTTAAAGTAGCTCTCGATGCAGTCTATAAGCCAGACACTGAGACATACGAAGAGGCAGTTACTGTTAAGAAGAGCGGAGTTAAGCCAGTTACTACAGTGGCCACTAAGCGCGCAGCAGTAGCTCTTCAAAAGGAATTCAGGCAATGGAAGAGAGAAGCTAAAGACATCATTATCTCTCTGGCTGCTTCTTCTACTATCAGCCCCAAACTCAAGGGCTTTCTAATCAATATCATTGCAGATCAAAACATTCTGCTGGCTGACCCTGTTATGCTTGAGCTTATCTGTGAGAGACTGAAGCAACTAGGAGATACCCGGACAAATCTGCTGGCTAAGAACATTGCATTCTATCGCGCAAAGCTGGTAGAAACGGAAGCCTCAGAATTTGACAAGCCTACAGAAGATACTTTCTCTTCTAAGCTTCCCGGTACTGCTATTCAGCCAATGGTAGAAGCAGAAGATAATGAGTTTGCAGCGCCTACTGCTATCCCTACGGCTACTACAACTGCTGAGAAGCCTATGTCTTTCAAGGAGCGTATCGCTTTCCTTCGTGCGCAGAATGCCACTGTTCCAGTATCTAACAACAAACCGGAGAATGATGATGCTCCATTCTGATCTTCCAATCAAGCCAAGCTTCCGAGCTACCGACAATCATAAGCTGTTGCCTCATATCTCCGCAGCTTTCATTAAGCGGATTGTCATAGTGCCTTCTCTCCTTGCGCCTACAATATATCTTCAAGGCAATGGGACATTTGAAGTACACTTAGATATAAGAGAGCCTAATAGCTTCCTAGAGATTGAAGGGCCAGTAGAAGTTATGTGCTCTTATCAAATCTGGGTTGATGGTTCTAAACATGTTGTTATCAGGAAAGCAAGATTATGATCCCACGTAATGCATTGGCTATGTCTTGCCTTATCCCTGAGACATTAGAACAAATAGAATCTCCTGCAATGGCCTGTTATGAAAGACTCATGTTAGCCGGCTGGAGGTTCTATATTGTAGGGCAGGACAGAGGCTATTGTCGCGGCAGCGAGAAGATCATAACGGTTCCATCGTGGCTTTGGAAGCAAGAAGCCATCTTCGGACAGCTTGGTGCTACTATGTGCAAGCAGACTAAGCTTAATTACAGAGTCTGGTACATTTGCCACGAAATGGCTCATGCAATAGACTTCCTGCGAAATGGTAAGCTAAGCCACGATCCTTCTTTCATGCAATGTCTTAAAGAGATTTGCCCGCCAGAAGCTATTGGCTATGAATCAGGCTATCAGACTAAAACAGCACTGGCTTGCGGTATCGCACCAGACGACTTCTAAGGAGCTAAGAATGAGCCAAGAAAACTACTCTCACATTGTCGTAAAGATGATGAATAAATGGGAACTTATTGACCACTTTGGTCCTAAGAGCGGGCTGAATTATTGGGAACGCGGCGCACTTTGGTGTGTCTACAATAGCGCAGTTAAGCAGATCATTAGCGTAGCATATCAGCACGAAGCTAATGCTCAAGATAGCCGTGATCTTATGGTAGATTATTGGGAGAATGATTGTGACACAAGCCAGTTCTAAAGCCATGATGTACTTCATAATGAAAAACAACAAGCCTGTACAGATCACTTCTAATATCCATCATGCTTCATTCTTCTTCCACTTAGCAGTTGAATATTCTGTGGTAGCATATAATAAGGATGGCATAGAAGTGGCCTTCCAACCAACTAAACCTTATCTCTTTCCAAAGAGAATTCGCAAGGAATCCTAATGTCTCTAACCAATATGACTAACCTGCTGCTCAACATGAAAAAGCGGCATTACGTGAATATGTTCGGAGTTATGAGCGCAGAAGAAGCAATGCTATGTGCCCTTAGCTCGGATGATATTTGTAAGTCTCTAAAAGGTGATGCGTTCCAGATTAAGTTTGTAATGAACAGAGACGCTATGCTAAACTACGCAGAAGTTCTTGAAGAACTTGATAATAGAAACAAGGAAAAATAATGTCTCTCGAAACCCTAACAAAAAAGCTTGTAGAACATAATGCACAGCGTAACAGCTTTGTATCTACTCTCCTTGCTGCCAAGAAAGCTGAGCTTAGCTTCTCTAAAGAATCTCTCGAAGGCTTGTCAGAAGCACAGCAGCTTGCAGTCTTTGAACATGTCTTGGAAGAGCAAGCAGAGGCTCCAAGAGTTGCTGATACTAGCATTGCTAAGCCTAATAATTTCCTTGAAAAGCTTCGGCTCAAAAGGCTGGCAGAATTGGCAGCGGAAGAAGAGATGGCTCCTGAGCCTATTCCTACTGAGCTTGCAGAAGCTATGTTCAAAGGGCCAGCAGGTACTCAGGAATCCTTCTCTCTTAACATTGTCCTGAATGACAAGCAGCTGGTAGCTAAAGACTTTGCATTCCAAGGTAAAAGCTTCTGTCTTATTGGCCCTGCTGGCACAGGTAAGACTACGGCGCAGCGAGCAGTAGCTGGCGCACTTCTGGAAGATGGTCGCCTTGAGATGAGTTCTTATAAGCATCTTGATGTAGCTACTGGTTACTCTTCCATGAAGGATGCACCTTCTATTGCTTTCGTGGCTTATACAAGAAGGGCTGCAAGCAATCTCCGCAAAGCTATTCATAAGGACCCGGTCCTTGCAGAGAAGCTGGCCTATAACATCATGACGATCCATGCTCTCCTAGAGTATCGTCCTGAGACTTATTGGGATTCTATTGAGCAGAAAGAGAAGTTCCGCTTTGCTCCTACTCGCACAGCAGATAATCCTCTGACCATCACTCACCTTGTGATCGAAGAAGCTTCTATGCTTGGACTTGATCTCTGGGAAAAGCTCTATGATGCTCTACCCGCAGGTGTGCAGATTATCTTTGTTGGTGACATTAACCAGCTGCCTCCTGTCTTTGGCCCTTCTATTCTGAACTATGCCCTGACTCAGCTGCCTATCGTAGAACTCACAGAAGTTTATAGGAACCAAGGTATTGTTCTTGAGAATGCACATAACATTCTTAATGGACGTAAGCTGGTAGAAGACAAGGACTTCCACATTGTTCGCGGCAAGAATCCTACTCAGCTTGGCCAAGGTAAGATGTGCTCTGTGGTTACTAACATGCTCAAGGTTCTCGCAGAAACCATTGGGGATGATGGGCTTCCAGAGTATGACGTAGAGAATGATATGGTTCTTAGCCCCTTTAACAAACAGGGTGGGCGCGGGGAGAAGTCTGATCTTCACCTTGGAACTAATGCAATGAATAAGTGGATTGCACAGTTCGTTGGCCAGAAGCGGGGTGCTGTAGTTCATGAGATTATCGCAGGCTTTAATAGACTGTACCTAGCAGTAGGCGATAAGGTCATGTTCAATAAGCGGGACGGTGTTATTAAAAGCATTAACCGTAACATGCAATACCATGGCAAAGAACCTCAGATTGCAGGTAAAGACCTTAGCCGCTTCGGTACTCGTATCCTCGGTGTGGATTCTGACCTTGACATAGAAGACTTTGGCGGTGACCTTGACTATTCTAACTTCTCCATAGAAGCTCTGGAAGATGAGAAAGGAGAACGTAAGCAGCAAGCTTCTCACTCAGTTGTCATTGATTATGGCGATGGAATGGAAGAAGAAGTCACAGCAGCAGGAGATTTCTCAGAGGCTTCCTTCTCTCTTGGCTACTGTCTTACTGTCCACAAAGCACAGGGTTCTGAGTGGCGCAAGGTCTTTATTCTGCTTCACAAAGATCATGCAATCATGCTGTTCCGTGAGCTGTTCTACACAGGAGAGACTAGAGCAAGGACCAAGGTTGTAGTTATCTCCAAAGATTACATTATCGATCAGGCTATTGCCAACCAGCGGATTAAAGGCTCTTCGCTCAAAGACAAGTTGGCTTTCTTCAACTCTGGTATCAACGATACTATTTCTGTTAACTGTACAAAGGACTACTAAGATGCTTACTAAAATACGTGGTTACTCGATGAGGTCTATTCTTAAGCACTGGCCAAATAGAGCCAATAGTGCAGTCTTTACTGATCCAATTGATTATGTAAACTCAGAAGGCTGGCAAGAATTAGCCTATCAACGTGATGCATACGAAACAGCAGAAGGTATGCTTTATTCTCTCACTCCAATGGAACAGCTTATGCTTATGGAATTTATCATACTCTCAAAGGAAGAAGAAAATGTCTGACTACCTCACACCACGCCAAGTAGAAGTCTACGAGCTCCTTATTAAGAAGCTTCTTGAGCAGCCTTATAGCCCATGCGATTCTAGGCAAGACTGGTCTGAATTCGAGTATGAGCTTCTTGCTACTCTTACACAAGAGCTAGGTGGGACTCTTAATAGAAATGGCCCTATCTCTATAGCTAGCTGCTCTTTCATGGCTTCTTATGTTCGTAATCTTATTACAAAGAGCAACTCCATGATGCAAGTTAATCCAGTAGAAACCAGCCCCGGTCTTGAGAAGCCTTGCACTATGGAGAAGTCAGTAGCCACTGTCTATTCTCTTGTCAACACGCTGGCTGCTACAGACTCCCTCTACTCTATCCTCCTGAAAATTTACGATCATCCTGACATTGCTTGTCGTGGTCATGAAAATATTTGGATGATGGACATTCATATTGGCAACGCAGTACGCAACTATGCCTCACAGGAACGGGCTAATATAGTTGCTTTCCTCAAAGGTTTCCCTCAACAACCGGAGCCCGGTAATGACTTCTAAGCTGCTTGCACTAGCTATCATGTCAACCTTGGTAAACACAAGAGTGCAAGACAATGAGGTAATAAAGTTCAATAGAAACTCTTTGATAGAAGGACCTAGCCCATTTCAAAAGCTCCCTACTATTGCTCAGTACAAATCTGATAAACTTAAGGTACGCAGTGGCTCTTTCAAACGCAACAAAAGGAAAAGCAAATGACTTCTAAACTCAAACCTCACGAAACATCCCAGCTTCTTGCTAATGCTAGCCTTATTCCTCAGAAAGCACAGACCTATGTGGCTGGTTCTAAAGAAGATAAGAAGCTCTCTCAACAGCTGGCTATTGCTGCTCGTAAACAAGAATGCAAGAGGAAAGAATCATGACCACTCTTCCAGTCTCTGCTCAGATTAACATGAGCCTCTCATTCTCCCCATTCAAAGGTGCTTGGGTTCTTACAACTGTGTTGCCTAATGAGCCTCCTATTGAAGATGTTCTTAGCATCGCACAGGCAGAATACTGGAAGAAAGCTGGTGTTCCTAATGTGACTCCTGATGCCTACACCAAGATGATCCCAGCTATGCTGGATATTTTTTACTGATAGGAGAAGATGATGATTGAATTGATGGTAGGAATCGTGCTTATGATAATGGCCTTCTTTGGTGGCACTATCTCAGGAGAAGAAGTAGGCCGTAAGCAAATGCATCGTGGAGAGTATTCTTGCCAGACTCTTCCAGATAAGACCATTCACTGCTGGGAAAACAAGGAGAATAAATAATGTTTCGTTCAGGTAAATATAGACACTTCCAAGATCGTAGGCTCTGGACTGATGAAAAGCTTAAAGAACTTTACAAGCTTAGTGTAGGCTCTAAAGGACAACGGATTGCTATTACTCGCGAGCTTAATGCTAGGACAGGCAAGACTCCACTACATTCTCCGCAGTCTAAGCGCCAGCGAGCTGTTCAGTGGGCAATGCTTAATGCTAATAACATGGTAGGCACTCTACAACGGGAAGTCTCTACTCTCTATAGCCTTACCAGATACGTCTCAGTAGCAGAGGCTCGTAAGATCAATAATCATATTGACGACGTGAATCATGCAATAGGCTCTTTGAAATTAGCTATTGCCCGCAGCAAGCGCCTGTTCCCATCTAAGAAATCTTTGAAGGAGAAAGAGAATGCGTGATCTTGATACTGATCCTATTGAGCCTAAGCCACTTATCCCCGGGATCTGGATTGCCCTAGGTACTATCTCATGGGATTCTACACGAGCTATCTGTGTTGACTTCTTTGATATTCCTCATCAAGATCATAGCCGCCGAGCTTCTTCTCTTCCTCTAACCCTTTGCATTGTGGAGATTTGTTATGAGCAGCGACGCCTTCTGGGCTTTGAGAGTGCTGGTACTAGCAGTCATCTTTATTCTGCTATGGCTAGGATTGAGCTGATTGCTAACTACTACACTATAGAAGAACAGGATGCTATTTACAGGAAGCTTTCTTCTAGAAAAAATAACCGATCACCCCATTGACAGATCACGCGGTTTGCGCTACAATTTAACATTCTGGAGTTACACATGAAACTTATCTCTAACTGGCTGGCCCTCTTTAAGCAGCCTACTATCGAAGACGATGCAGAAGCACAGGCTGAACGAGCAGTAGAAGATATTGCACAGTCTGAATCTACTATCAAGCGAGCTGCCTACATTAAGCACATGGCAGAATGGAAGCTTAAGGGTATTGCAGCTTGGTCCGAATCCCAAGAGCGCACAGAACGTGCTGATCTTTACCGTAAAGGATCTATCCATGTCCAATGACCTACCTATTGAGTTCGCTGATGAAGACAATGATGACGAGTGGAGCTACCGTCGTGTCCTTGATCTTCTGATGGAAAAGAAGGAACTTATCCTTACCATCCATGAGAGTGCTGAGAAGCCACTTAAGCGGAACCTTACTGCTCTTAAGAGTCGTGATGCAGCCAAGCTTAAAGCATCTGGCCTAGAAGCAGGTGATGAAGTTCTTGGATATACGTCTTATAAGACTAAGCCAGAAGACACAGGGCATGGTCCGGGTATGATTAAGCTTCATATTACATTCGGTCCTCGCAAGACTGTTAAGATTCACAAGTTGGAGATTCCTGATGACATCTTCTAACTTCACTGATGCCGATCTTGAGAAGCGCAAGGCTACCATAGCTAAGATAGATGATCTCTATAAGTATGCAGATTATCTTTCAGCTTGGGAGTCAAACTTTCTCTCCTCTATTCGTGGCCAGCTAGACCGCTACAAGCTTCTCTCTGAAAAACAAGAAGCTGTTCTGGCCAAGCTAATAGCCAAAGCTGCTGAACGATTCGACTGAAAGAACTTTTATGTACACACTCATTCTTCTCATCTACGTAGGTATGCTCTCTGATAAAGATAGCGTAGCTCTTGCAAGCATTCCATTCCCTAACCAGCAACTCTGCGAACAGGCAGGACAAGCTAGTAAGAAGCTAGTGCAGGGCACAACCAAAGCTCAGTCCTATGTTTGCGTTAAGTCTAACTAATAGGAAAGATCATGGGACTTAAAGAAATTATCGCAGCGAAGAAAGCTGCCTCTGAAGCTGCTGCGAAAGCATCTACGCCTCTTGCTACTTCTGATCCAGTAGCTCATCAACAAGCCATCACTGATAACGCAGCAGAGAAAGAAGCTAATGAAGCCGACAATCATATCGTACCTGTTGTCCAACCAGAGCCAGTGGCCACGACCGTATCTCCCTTGGTTGACAGTAGCCCCGCTCCAGAACCTGCTACGGTGGCTTCAGAAAAGCCACTGACCTTTGCGGAGAAGATGGCTATTAAGAAGGCTAGTGTTACTGCTGCTCAAGCTGTACCTCAAGTCAAGAAAGAAGTTGCTCCTTTGGTCATTGATCCTAGCATGATCCCTGAGAATCCAGAAGATGCACAGGCTTATGTTGACATCAAGACTAAGATCCATCAGCTGGAAGGTCTGTTCGATGATAATCTCAAAGGTGCAATGACTGAGCTTAAGGCTGCACTCAAGAAGAATCCGAATGCTACCGAGCTTATGCTTGATGCTGACGTAGGCAAGATGGTTACTGCTCTCCGGCGCATGACTCATGTTGCTCAGGTAGAAGCTACTACCAAGACTAAAGCTGCTAAGACTGCTAAGAGTTCTCCTAAGGCTAAGGAAGTAGCTCTGACAAAAGAACAAATCGAAGCCGCGTTCAACGAACTCTAATAACTGAAGGCTCACCATGCTTAAACATATTGTTCATTACAGAGAGTCACCGGACTCTATTCAGTGGGACGAAGAATTTGATTCCAAGTCTGCTGCTGATAAACGCGCATTAGAAATCTTCCTTAACGGTGGCATTGCTATCGTAGTAGATAAGGAAGTTCCTGATGAGATTCACCTCGGCCCTATCCCTTCTACTCAAGGAAATGACGATGACCTCCCCCTCTAAAGCACCTAAGAAAATGCAAGCACCTGCTAAGCAAATGCTCTCCAATGCACAGACCATTGCAATGTTTGCTAATTGGGTTATGATGAATCCCTCAGAGGATTACACTCCTGTGCTGAATGCCATCAGCCGTCATTACGAGAAGCAGCTTCTAGAATCCAAGGAGGCTGCGCAATGTGCTCCTGCTCCTATGCTCTATCGTGCGCAGTCTCTGATCGAAGGTGATCGTCAGCAGGACTACGGTGACAAGCTTCAGAACTTCTCGCAGATTGCTATGTTGTTCCAAGGTTCACTGGCTATGAAGCTGCAACCTAATGCTCGCATCACACCTGAGGATGTTGCTATCCTTATGATGCAGGTTAAGATTGCTCGCCTCGCTAAGTCTCCTGACCACAAGGATTCTATTATGGACGTGGCTGGTTATGCTGGCTGCTTCTCCATTCTTCAGGACGAGCGTGCTCAAGAGCGTAAGCTTCCGGGTGCTATCGTAGACCCTCGTGGCTGATAACTTCACTCCAATTAGGCTCTCTCATTCCACGATGGAAATGTTTGATCGTTGTGAGCGACTCTTTCAACTAGAGAAGCTCCTGATCACAGATTCTGTACGGGATGAGAGTGCTGACCTTTCACTAGGTACAGCCTATGGTGTTGGAGTAGCAGACTACTTAGTGTATCAAGACCCTGAGCGTGCACTCTATCAAGCTTGGTTAGCATACTGGCCTGAGATAGAGACTGATAAGAAATCAGTAGCTCATATGTCAATGGCACTACAGAAGTCTTTCCCATACCTCGACACGATGTTGCGCGATTACGAAGTATTAGAGTTCAATGGCAAACCAGCTGTAGAACTAAGCTTCCGTGTTAACATCAATGCCCACTACTACTACGTAGGTTACATGGACGTTGTTCTTAGACACCGCTATGATGGCACTTGTGTTGTAGTAGATGCTAAGTCTACAGCATTGCAGCTTCTTGATCTGTCTCCTGTATATCAGAACTCTGGGCAAGGCTTGAGCTACAGCATTGTACTTGATAAGATTGTGGGGGAGAAGCTGGCTAACTATGCAGTAGGCTATTTCGTAGCTCAACTAGGTAAAGACTTCAAGTGTGAGATAAGGCCTCTGATCTTCTCTAAGACTCTGCTTGACAGGCTTAACTGGTTTATTCAGCTAGGCATGGACATTAAGCGACTAGAGTTTGCGGAAGAGATGGGCTTCTATCCTCGTAGGGGCGGTGCTTGTCTTAAGTACAATCGACCTTGTAAGCACTTCGGAACCTGTACTCTTTCAAGCATGGACATTCCGCGTAAGCGTGAGGAAGATGTTATTGAGTACGACTTTGTCTTTGACCTAGAAGAGCTTATTGATGACCACATTGCTCGAATCAACGCATAGGAAGGCACTAAGGAAGTGACTATTAAACTAATGACCACAATGGAAGATGGCCTAGGTACTGTAGGTAAGTCTGTAGTAGCTGACACAGCAGAAGACTACAAACTCCTTCAGCAAATCTTCCAGCGGGCAGGTAATCTCTGGCCAGATGCGCCACCTGCCGCAAAGAGAATCATTGATCTCGTTACTAACGGGGTTGTACTTCAAGACTATGACACACAGAGGTAATAGAAATGCGTAAATTTAATTTTGAGTTAGCTATTCTTGGCATGAACGCCATGTATAACCTGCCTATTGCGCAGTATCCCTCGCTTGATAAAGAGACTAACTGGCAACGTAAGACCTTCCCAGATCAGATCAAAGATGATACTCCTGGGAAGTATGCAGTAGCTAAGCGCATTATTGATCTATTTGCTCAACCTAAGAGCATCCTAGCAGATGAACTAAAAGAGTATGTGGAACTGGTAGGTATCCTGACTAAGCCTGGGTTTGATGAGGGCGACAAGATGGACTTCCTCGTAGGTCTGGCTGATCTTCTCGGAGACATTCAAGTCTACTGTGCTTCTGAGATGGCCCGCTTTGGAATCCCTAATTCTGAGGTCTTAGAAATCATTATGAAAAGTAATGAGTCCAAGCTTGGTGCAGATGGTAAGCCTATCTACAATGAACAGGGTAAGTTCATGAAAGGTCCTAACTACTGGAAGCCAGAGCCTAAGATTCGTGAGCTTCTCGTTAGCCTCATGCCGGAAAATGCTCCTAGCTTTGGCCACGGTGATGTTAAATCTTAGAGCACTCTTTGTGTTTACGATCCTCTCATTCTTATTACTAGGTTGCGGTGGAGGAGACACCGAGCCTAAGGAGTTTGAGAAGGATCGTTACGAAAGGAATAAAGATGGCACTCAGACCTAAACTACTTGACGCTGACAATCCCGGTGACTCGCATTTTGAACAGAGCATGTCTGAGATTATGCAGAGTATGGATGCTAGAGAAGGGCGTGGCTATTCACAAGCTATTGCCTCTCTTGTAAGCATCATCAACATAGGCTATCACAGCCCTGCTTCTTTTGCAATCGCTCAGCAGGTAGCTACAGTCTTCTGTGAGTTCGCACCTCAGAAGTTTTCAATGGCTAAGATCGAAGCTGATGTCCACATGCTGTTCAAGATTCAAAACGCAGAAATCCTAAGGAATCCAAATGGACCTACTTCAACTTAAGAAAGCAACAGCTAAGGTACAGCCTAACCATTCTATGCTGTTCTATGGTCCACCTAAGATGGGTAAGACCCGTCTGGTTGGCACTGCTGCTAAGATCAAAGAGATCAGTAGAATCTGGTGGTTCGATCTTGAGAATGGTATCGAGACTCTGCTGAACCTTGGGCTCACAGATGAAGAGCTGGCTAAGATTGTTGTCATCAAAGTATCAGATACTCGGGACAATCCTATCGCTATCGAGACAATGCTCAAGGCCCTCACTTCTAAGAATGTCATTGACATTTGTGAGACTCACGGAAAGGTTGATTGTGCAGAATGCAAGAAGTCTTCTTCTGGTTTCATCAAATTCAGGCTTGGCGACTGTACTCATAATGAACTCATTGTTATCGATTCCGGGTCACAGTTGGGCGATTCTGCTATGGGTGCTGCTTGTCTTGGTAAGCCTAACATGTTCAAGCCAACCTTTGACGAATACGGAATGGTTAATAAATGGCTTGGCGATTGTTGTTCTGTTATTCAGCAGTGCGCTAATACTAACTTCGTAGTCATCACTCACGAGATTGCGCTAGAAGATGACGAAGGTAAGGATAAGATCGTACCTCTCATGGGCTCTAAGCAATTCAGTATGAAGTGTGCAAAGTTCTTCGGTACTGTGGTGTATGTCCACAAGAAGATGAACAAGCATACTGCCGGTTCTTCCTCCACATATCGCAGTGACCTGTCTACTGGCTCACGCATTAACGTAGCACTGGAGAATACCAAAGACCCTACCATGTATGATCTTCTAGTTTCAGGAGGAGTTATCAGAACTTCTTCTACCGCCGAAGCTGCTCATGTTCCACAAGAACCTGTAGTAGCAGAAGCAAGCAAACCTGCTCCCTCATTGGCCGAGAGATTAGCAGCAACACGGGCCGCGAAGACCTAACCTTTCAGTTTATCTTCATTATCTTTTACTTTATCTTTAGGAATTAACATCATGTCCGACAACAAAATCCTCGACCTCGACGCTCTGTTTGATACCGATATGGGCTCTGTGGAAACACTGCCAGATTACGTCAATCCTTCTAAGGGACTCTATGTTCTTAAGGTGACTGACGCTGGTGTTAAGGAGCGCAAAGACAAGGAAGGCAACAAAACCAATGGCTTGTTCATCACCTACTCTATCACCGAAACGAAAGAATCTGAAGAGGCTCCATTCCCTAACGGTTCATTGTTCTCTGATCGTTACCAAGCAACCGAAGAAGGTCTGAAGTATTTCAAGGCTCAAGCAATGAAGCTTCTGAACGTGCCTGACTTGGACGGTATCAAGATGCGTGATGTGTTTGACGGCTTGAAAGAAGTCGGTGACTTTAGTGCTGCTATCACGACCCGTAAGACGGCTGGTCCAGATGGTAAGGTCTACGATAACTTCTCTGTTCGCCCACTGCACGACGAACCTAAAGCTTAAACTCTAACAGAGTAATGCTAATGCCATTTACAGATCATAAGTTTGTAGATGGCATTCTCACTTATTCTCCCTGTCCCTTGGCCATTAAAAGAAGGAAGTTATGCGAGTTCTTCTGAACTACGAAAAATCCGAAAAGGATTATCTTGGTGGCATTGCCCATATGTTCCGCCGTCTTGGAATAGATGCAGTCTCTACTGCTATGAACCTGACCATTGGAGAACTTCTAGAGAAAGCTAAACTGGCTGGCTGTTCTGCTATTGTTTGCTGCAACGAACAGACTCTTCATTACCTTGTTCCCGGTGAGAAGCCTACTGTAGATAAGTGGCGCGGCACCCGGCTTAACTTCGACATTCCTACGATCATCATTAACAAGCTGGCTCATATGCACACAGTGCCTTATGGTAGCTGGCTGCTTGAGCAGGATCTTCGTAAGCTCAAGAAGATATTTGTTAAGCCTCAGCCCTTCTCTTACAAGAAGCTGTTGGATCGCTATGCTATGGAGTCCTGCTTAGAGGAACTCTCCGGAGCTATCTTCCTTGCTCATGACGTTGAGACTAAGACTCTGCCCGGACCTACGGAGCTGGAGGGTGGACCTACGCTTATTACTTGTGCAGCTTGGACTGGCGTATTCGCTGATGGCACACTTAGAACTTTCGTTCTCCCTCTCATAGATTTCGATGGCGATCATTGGGCAGATGACAGGGATTATATTGCAGCTATTAAGTTCATGCGCCGTGTCAATGCTCTGCCTATCCCTAAGGCAATGCACAATGGCATGTATGATTCCACTCACTTGATCCGCTACCATTGTGAGCCAACTCATTACACGCTCGACACAATGTACTTGGCGCATTCGGAATACTCTGAGCTGCCTAAGTCCCTTGACTTTGTAGCATCTTATGTCTTGTATGACTATGTGTTCTGGAAAGATGATGCTGAGTCTGCTTCCAAGAAACGGGATCAGGAAAAGTATTGGGCTTATAACGCCAAGGATACATGGTACACAGCTAGGATCTTTATTGACCAGCTTCGATACTCTCAGTCCTACGCCTTCACTAACTACAAAGATCAGTTCCCTTTAGTCTATCCATCACTCTACTCTAACTTTGAGGGCATTAAGATTGACCAAGAGAAACGAGTAGAACTTAGAACAGCAGCTGATATTCGTTTGCAGGAAGCAATGAGTCGCTTGCAGACAATGTTTGCAGACCCTAACTTTAATCCAGGTAGCTGGCAACAGGTAGAGAAATATGTCTACGATGTCTTTGGAGCTAAGAAACCGAAGATCGGAAAGAGTAAGTCCGGCACGGATGAGAAGAATCTTAAGGCTGTCTCTGAGCAACACCCCTTGCTTGCTCGTATATGCGAAGAGATCTTGGAGTATCGTGGAAGTCAGAAGGCTATCGGCACGTACTATGATTTTCTCCAATGGCGTGGAAGGTTACTGTGGGCGCTTAACCCTTTCGGCACTGATACGAGCAGGATGGCGTGTTCAGCTTCTAGTCTATGGGTCGGTACTCAAGTCCAGAACATTCCCGGCTATGCCAAGCCAATGCTTATCGCTGATGAAGGATTCGAGATATTCGAAGCAGATAATAAACAATCCGAGGGTAGAACCACAGCATATTGTTCACAAGAAGAAGCTCTTATCGCTGCGTTGGAAGATGCAGAAAAGGACTTCTATCGCACGCTAGGTACTCTGTTCTTCAAGATGCCTTACGAGGAGGTCAATGACTTCTTTCGTAACAAGGTGCTTAAGAAGATTGTGCACGGTACTAACTACATGATGGGCGCAGGGACTTTCATTGAGAACATTGGCGCTCGCATCTTGTATCAGACAGCAGCGAAGCTTGGCTTAGAGATTGTAGATATTGTTAAGGCAAACAACAAGCAACAGCGTACTCTTAAGGGCTTTGCTAAAGAATTGCTTGACCTTTATCATGAGCCCTTTCCTAGAGTTAGACTCTGGTATCAGGAGATTAAGAATGAAATCAAGACCACTGGCTATCTTGTCTCGCCCCTTGGCCAGACACGCAGATTCTTCGGTGACATCGATAGAAATCATGCTATGCTTAGAGGGGCAGTTGCACATCAACCTCAGCAACTCTCAGTCAGCATTCTCAACAAAGGATTTGTACGATCTTACAGAGAGATTGTCATCCCTAGTGACGGAGATTTTCGAATCAAAGCTCAGATCCATGACAGTATCTTTGGACAGTGGCGTATCAGCAGAAGAGATGAGTTCGCAGAGAGACTTGCAGGATGCATGTATAATCCCGTCAAGATTCATGGACGTACGCTAATCATTCCTATTGACATTAAGTATGGGCAGAATTGGGGAGAGGCAGATGAGAACAACCCAAATGGTACTGTCAAATACAAGGGCCGGAAATGACACAGAACCCTATTAGGATTGGCGATGACTTTGTTAGTTCTTACATGCGTCTATGCGATATCGATAATTCTGAGGCGCCAGCTATCTATCATAGATGGGTTTGCCTTAGTATTCTTGGTGCTTATATGGGGCGCAAGGTTTGGATAGACTTCGGGATTGGTCCTATCTATCCTAACCAGTACATCATGTTGATGGGATCACCGGGTACTAGGAAGGGAGCTGCTATGGCTGTTGGCAGGAAGCTACTCAAGGCTTCTGGATTCAGCAGATTCTCAGCAGACAAGACTTCTAAAGAACGGTTCCTAATGGACATGAAGCAGTTTGATCTGTCTTCTAATGGACCTATGGTTGATGACATTGAAGAGTTAGCTTTCGGTGAACCTGCTGAGTCTTATGTAATGGCAGGAGAGTTCACAGATTTTATTGGCCAAGGCAACATGGAGTTCATTACACTGCTGACTAATCTCTGGGATAACTTGGACGACTACAAGCATCCTAAGATTCAAGGTAAGAGTGTGGAAGTATTTAAGCCTACCGTTAATATGATTGGAGCTAACACACCAGATGGTTTCGCATTAGCATTCCCTCCAGAAGCTCTGGGTAACGGCTTTCTCTCTCGTGTCATTCTTCTTCATGCTGAGCCTACATCTAATAAGATTGCTTGGCCTTCTCCTCCAGACAAGCTTGCACAATCTATGCTTGTTAACAGGATGATCGAAGTCAAGGATGAAATCAAAGGAGAGATTATTGTTTCAACAGAAGCTAAACTTATTGGCAAGGAGATATATGAAAAAGAAATCCCTGTAGAAGACCCTCGATTCATCCACTACCAACAACGTAGATTTACACACCTGCTTAAAATCTCAATGATCTTAGCTGTGTTTGATAAGTCTCATAAGATTCTTCCGCTGCATATCAAGAGAGCTAACACAGTTCTTGTAATGGCAGAGAGGCACATGCCAAGAGCATTGGGAGAATTTGGCGCATCTAAATATTCTTCTGTAGCTGGCAAGCTGCTGTCTCACCTAGCTAATTGCCAGAAGCCTCAGACTCCAGCAGAATTGTTTAGAGTTATTAGTAGAGATATTGGAAAGATGTCAGAGCTTGTAGACATTCTTCAGAACTTGAAACACTCTGAGAAGATACAGGCTGTGAACGTAGGTGGCAAGAGTGGGTATCTTCCACTACATAAACCCAAGAAGGAATGGCCAGCACATCTTCTTGATCTTAGTTGGTTGACAGAACAGGAGCTGATATGATTTTAGTTGACAAGAACGCAGGAACAGTAGTGGATACACTAGAGGGACTTGATGACATTCCACCAAATCCTAATCCACTTGTAATCTATCATGGCAAATGTGCTGATGGATTCTCAGCTGCATGGTGCTTCTACCATGTGCAACAATATTGGGAACAGGAGTTCGATTTCCATGCTGGCATTTATAATGATCCTCCTCCTGATGTTACAGATCGGGTTGTTTATCTGGTGGACTTTAGCTATAAATCTGCTGTCGTAGCAGAGATGGCATCTAAGGCTAAGAAGATTATTCTTATCGATCACCACAAGACTGCTATTGAAGACCTTGCTACTCTGATTAGTGACGGTACTATCCTGGCCTTTACTGATCTTGAGCGCAGTGGTGCTATGCTAGCTTGGGATTATCTGTTCAACAGTGAGCATGTTAATGGAGAGCCTACTAATACCCATCCAGCTGGCAGTGAATATTACGTAGCTCCTCCTGTTCTTCTCAAGTATATTCAAGACCGGGACTTGTGGAAGTTCAAGCTAGTAAATTCTCGTGAGGTTAATGCTAACGTATTCTCCTACGAATACACATTCGAGAATTGGGACAAGCTAATGACAGCCGCCCAAGGAGAACTTCTGCAAATGACAGTAGCCGGTGCTGCTATTGAACGTAAACACCATAAAGATATTAAGGAGCTTCTCGATGTATGCCAACGTTTCATGGTTATCGGCGAGCATAACGTACCTACTGCTAGTCTGCCTTACACTCTTACTTCTGATGCTGGTCATGCGATGGCAGTCGCTCACGAAGAGGGGAAAGTATTTGCTGCTTGCTACTGGGATACTGCTACCCATCGTATTTTCAGCTTACGTAGCGCAGACAATGGTCTTGATGTTAGTGCAATAGCTTCAATGTATAATGGAGGAGGGCATAAACATGCGGCAGGATTCAGAGTCGAACGGAACCACATTCTTGCGCAGTCTTAAACATAGGCTGCGTTTCCATTATAGATACAGAACTAAGGAAGATATTATGGGCAACAAAGTATATGATCTAGATTTTGCTCTTAGAAGTTTGGTACTGCATGAGACAGTTACGCACTATGCTTTGAATGAAGGAGACTATTGGATTCCTTCCAAGCAAGGATGTGTTCCTTCACAGACTCATTCTTTCAAGACCAGCACTGGCAGGTACTGGAATTCTGCTACTGGATGGGGAGAACTAGTACAGCCAGAAGATCGTAGGCATCCAATTAATTCTGAGCAAGCTTATTTCAGAATCCCAGCCGCAGCTCTTGATGCATTGACTGTAGAAGAGCGAAAGGAATTTCATCGGATTCGGGATAAGTTAGATAAGATTGCAGCCAAGGATAGAGAGTTTAATAAATTCTTTTGTTCTGTAGCTGAGCTTATTCCTGCTTTTAATCTCCGTGTTACTTACAACAAAGATGAGCTTCCACGCAGTGAAGTTGATGACAGATTGCGTAGAATTTTAAGGAGTGCTTACTATGGCGAATAGCAATGAGCGTAGCTCGTACCAAAGTTTTGATCGTAACGCAGCTACAGAGAAGCATAAGCGTAGCGATCATAATGACTTTGCTACTTCCTCTGAACTCAAAGAGCGTAAGTTCTCAGGTTGGCGACATAACTCTATTGCAGAAGTTATGGAGCTATGGGTTCTAGGAGAAGTCAAGCGGACAGTAACTCCCGCTATGATGAAGTTGGACCCGGACATTCTGAATAAGGTCTACGCAGATCAGTTTGCTCTTTAGCAGACAAGAAAAGCCCCTTGGATTCTTAGGTCCTTGGGGCTTTTTTACGTCAGTCCAGATTGTTAATCATGAAGTTTAGTGGATCATCATCTCGAAGCTTATCCATCAAAGCCTCCTTGCCACTCATGTCTGTCTTAGCAATAGCAGACTTATAAGCAGAGCGCCAGCCAGTAGGAGTACCATTGTTTCTAAAGTATTCCTCGGCCCATCCTGCAATACGCTCAGAATCCACAGTACCATTTCGAATAGCAGTACGCAGCTTGTTAACTACAGCCTGCCTATTGTCCCTGTCCATAGCTCCGTAGTATTGATTCAGATGCTGTGCCTCACGGAGTTTAGCTTCTTCCATAGGACGCAAGGCCATGACCCTTGCAATAACTCCAGTGGTACTCCAGACTTCTTCAGCATTCTGTACAGTGTTACCTGCACGAGTCATACTGTAGTCCGACAAAAGCTCAGCCCCACGAGCCAGTGGCCTACTCATGCTTTGAAGAGACAAGGCTTGCAGAATAGCTTGGCCTGTATCTTGATCTCCAGAAGCAATGGCCTTACCTACAGAACCCACTGCCTGAGCAGCTTGGATAGCCATATTAACAGCTACGATGTTGTCAGCACCTGCTAGTACGTTTGGCAACCTAGGGTCCACATCACCGCGAGTATAGAACGCTGCACCTGTCAGGTTAGAAGGCATACCATAAAGAGCAAACTCAGCGGCAGAATCTCCTAGGGCTCTGTAAGTTCCTGTCGTAAGGTCTACGTTATCGTCAGAGAAATTCTCTGCAATGGCTTTGCTAACGTAATCGAAACCCGGCAGTGAGCTGGTTCCAAACACCGTTGTCTGGGCCATAGCGGTCTTTGAGAGTGTGGCCCAATCTTTCAACTCTACAGATCGATAAACGCCCTGCGCAAGCGTCAGCATGTAGGTTTGAAACAAACCCATAGCCACACCCATTGTCCCCTGAAAGAACGCAGGACGCTGAGATGCTGTGTAGTTTCCTAGCGCCTTATCCATGAAGTCCCTAGCGAAGATGGTGATACCATTATCGTCAAGCTCAGGATACAGACGCTTAGCCAGAGCAGCTCCAGTGTTCATAGTAATCTTGCGGCTCAATCCTTCTGACAGGTCAGCTGGCTTAGACAAGACTTCCACAATCTTAGAGTCAAGTGCATTCTCAATCTTAGCTACAGCACCCTTCTCGAAACTTCTACTAGCACGCAGCACCTCAGAAGCTTCTGACACAAGTGGAGTAAAGTAGCCAAGGTCTTCCCACTTCTTGTTAAGAGCAGCAAACCTAGGCGAGTTCATCATCCGTGCGCCTTCAAACATGATCTGAGTAGTGGGCACTTTAGCAGAGCCTTTAGCTACTCCCATGAATGTCTCAGGCATGTGCTTAGAGTTAGCCAGTCCCATCAGGATAGGCATACTCATAAGGTTCACGATAGGATGAGCCAGTTCTCCAAAGCGCAGAGCTACAGTAGCAGCCAGAGCGTTAGATGCTGTGATGATCCGCTTGCTAGTGTCAGGAGTATCCAGCAGCGTAGACACGCCATACTTCTCAATGGCTGTAGCCTTGTCATAGACATCGAAAGGATTAACTACGCCAGCCTTAGCAAGTTCCTTCTCAAAGACCTCATAGTTGAAAGTTTTCATAGCCTCTGGGTCAAGCGCCTTCTTAGACGACAGGGGATTCTTGAACCTAGGAGAAGTAGCAAGTTTGAAAGCAGTACCTACTGCATTGGCGCCCATTGACATGCCAACTTCAAAGCTCTTATTGATACTCTTCCATCCTTCATATTCACCAAGAGAAGGATTACCCAGCAGCAAGTTCTTCATAGAAGCAGCTGCATCCTTAGGAGCTTGAGTAATACTACGAACGAAGCTGAGCGTCTGCCCTTCAGTAGCAGACTTATTAATAGCTGAGAAGTTATCCAAAGTATCAGTAATGTCACTCAGAGACAGATCAGCCAAGTTCCTCACTTGAGAGTTAATGTAATGCTGATAACCACCAGCAGTCTCAGCCAGCACATCAGTAGAAATCTTAGGAATAGCTGAGGCACCAGTACCAGTCTTAACCATGCCAACATCAGCACGTTCCATGTTGACAGCATCAAGACGTCCATTGAGCTTACTCCACCATTGCTGATTATCTTTAGTGACAATAATCAGGTTGGAGTTTTTCTGGAGCTCAGGAGAGAAAGTTCTAATAGCATCGTCAAGCTCAGCCTTAGTCTTGCCCCAAAGCATACGAGTAGTGTCTGAAGCACGGTCATGAACATAAGCAATAAACTTATCCACGGGATTAAAGGAAGGAATCCAAAGACCAATATCGCTAAGATTAGCGCTGCCAGTGATACGGCGGCTAACTGAAGAAAGCTCATAGAGTTCCTTAGATGAAACCTGCATTTGCGTAAGGAGCTTGTCAGCAGCTTCAGTAGCCACGGTGAATGGCTTACCATTATATGTTACAGGTTCGAGCACAGTCACTGGCTTGCCATTCTCTCCAAGCTTTTCAACCTTCTGCCAGAACTGTTTATCCTTATAGACTCTCCAGCCACGCAGACTTGCATTGATGTTATGTGCTACAGTGAAGTCAGTAAGAGAGGCCACATCTTTAGACACTGCTGCCATAAAGTCTGTGATAGGTTTCAGAGTACGAGTCTCTTGGTCGTTAGCAATCTTCTGCACCTGCTTGCCAATAGCAGAGAAAATAGGACCAATCTCTCCCATATTACGAGCAGCCTGATCAGCAGACGTGATGAAGCGATTACCAGCTGCTTCGTTGGTAATCTTAGAGAGGTTCATCCTAGCAATGTCCAGAGCATTCTTCATGTCTCCGAACAAGAACTGGCCCAAGCCTCGTGCAGCTTCTGACTCAGAGTTCATCAAAGCAGCTGACTTAATAGCTCCATCAATGTTAGTCAATGAACGTGCGTTAAGGTTAGCAGCTCCCTGAGTATAGGAGACCTTCTTCATGTTACCAGCCAACTGCACTGGACGATTGATAGCCTTATTAGCCTCTGCTACATCAGCCGCAGACTTAAACTTGCTAAGCTCAGGCAATGCTTTGAACGAATCCAAGCTACGATCAGTCGCAATAAACTGCTGAAGAGAGTCTTCTGGAATGTTAACTCGCTTAGCAATCACAGCTGGAGGATAGCCACGTTGGATAAGCTGCTGGGTCATGCTGTACTTCTCAGCTGCCAGAGTATCCTTAAGGTCCTGCAAAGTGGCAGTGATACTAGTAGGCCGAGTAATGCCATCAGCCGCCACAGCATCTTTGCCTGCGAGCTTAATAGTAGTACCAGCACGAAGCTCCTCAGACGTAGAAATCCTATTGACCAAAGCCTGCACTTGAGGAATATCCCCAGGAGCTACTTTGGATTTAGTCACATAAGCAGCAAAGGTAGCATCATCCATTCCACTGAATCTATTCACCCATGCAGCAAACTCTGTCTCAGCCGCAGCAGTAGATTTGCCGAGAGCTGTGAAAGAATACTCATTATTAGGGAGCAAGCTACTTTCTGGAATAGTCTTAGCAATGTCCTTATCAGACAAGCGCAGGGCTGCCATGCCAGCATAATGCTGAACATCTTTAGCAGTTCCAAACTGGCCAGTCTCAGGAAAGTATACAGCAGGCACAGCTACTTCATTGCCTACTTTATTCACTGCCTTGAGTACAGGATTCTTCAAGAGAAGGTTATTCATCTTCACGCTAGAGAGAATCTCAGGTGCGTCAATATGCTTGATCTTTTCTACTCCCCACCAGCCTGGCCCATTACCTACAGTATCCATAAGCTGGAGCTTTGTAGGCTGATCCAAGTCTTTAGCTGCGCCACCAAGCATTGCTTCAAATACTTCAAGCTGCTCCTTCTGCATCTCACGCTGAGTCTTAAGAGCATAGCCATAAGTAAGATCATCAAACTCAGTCTTACCAGCAGCTTTCCTAGAAGCAATGATGTTGTCCAGATTCTTAGCATTCAAGCCGAGAGTCTGAATCTTAGTAGCTTCTGGCATAGATGGGCCAACAGGCTTAACTACGTCAAGGATCTGCCTAAAGGTGGAAGTCTCTACTGCTGCCGTAGCTCGACGAAGCTGGTATGCGTCAGAAATAAGACCCGCAGCTGTGCCCACTCCGCCACCAAGAGCTACGCTCAGTGCAAAGTTAGACAGCCCATCTTCCATGTAATCTTCCATGTAGCTATGAGCATTCATGGTACCCAGAATAGCAAGCTCAGCAGCTACTGCATCAGCAGTCTGATTAAGGGCAGTCTTGCCACGCATACCCCAGATCAGTTGCTTATACTTAGTAGTATCCTTAGCGCCATTTGCAAACAGCTCAGCAGCTGCTGCTACATCCTTACGCTTTCCGGCAGTAGTAAAGAAGTTAACAGCCTTAGAGCCATTGCGCATAGCATTCATCCCCTTGACAGCTAGGCCACCGGGAAGAATAGCGCCACCAATAAGAGAAGCAGTCTTAATAAGATCAGGGCTTTCTTGGTAGATTTTAAGCGCATCTCCACTAATGCGCCCAAGAAGTTCTTCTGTAGATACTTCATCAGTACCCGGCAAAGAGTTCCAGACGGATGCACCAATGTCTACTGCGGTGGCTGTAATACCACCAGCAATGCTTTGCAGAATGTTAGTTTGAGAATCAGAAGTATTAGCAATGAGGCCAGAATTGATCTCAGTGTCGAATGCTTCCTCACGAGCAAAGAGGTTGTCCATGTTGTTATCCTTTAGTTACCAAACAGATCAGCGATGTTGGTGACAATAGAGCGAGAGACATCTTCTGTCCAGCCATAACGCTCTTTATACCAAGCAGCCAACTGGCCTTTCTCCTTAGCAGCAGTATCGATGCGCGACAGGATAGCAGCTGAGTCGATGCCACCAAACACACTACGAGATTGCTTCTGAGCTGCTTGACGAATAGCTTCCTTAAACGCAGAGTAGCGAGTAAGAGCATCAGGTCCTACAGCATCACCTACGTAAGCAGTAAGTACAGAATCAATATCAGTCTTACCTGAGTTCTTCAGTGCCACTTCTGTAGCAGCAGCAATCTCAGGGTTACTTGAGCCCCAAGTAGACACGTCAGATGCAAACTTAAGAGTCTTCTGTTGCTTAAAAGCAGTCAGGCCAATCTCAGTACGCAGACGTTCATACTGTGCTTTCTCTTCTTTAGTAGTCCCAGAAGCCAGAGCATTATAGCGACCAATGGCTGCTTGCCTAGCTGCTACTTTATCTCCTAGCACACCCGAGGTAGAATTTACTGCCCATTGCTGAACAGCTGAAGGGTCACTAGCCAAGTTAGAAATGCTACGAATCTCACGATCAATCTCATCAGGGGGACGACCAGTAGCTACTGCTTCTTCTTGCACAGTAAGAGCACGAGCAAGCTTGTTACCTTTAGCTGCCAGCATGATAATGTCAGCAGGATCAGACTGGATGAGCTCTTTGAAAGCTGGATCACTGCTCATCTGGCGCTGGAAGAATGCTACCATTTCGCCTTGGTTATCAGCTTTAGCAGCCAACTGAGGATTCAGACGATTCATAATCATCTTCTGCTCAGGAGAGAAGCTCTCATAGCGCTCGACATCTTGCATGTCTTTAATCTCTCGCTTGCGGAGAGACTGCTCACGAGTCGTAGCTTCCAGACCTTCTTGCTTACGCTCCAACAAGTCAAGGCGCTTAAGCTCCTGCTCAATGTTAGCAGTAGTGGCTTGCAGACGAGCTGAGCTAATGTTAGTCTTCTTCCAGTCTTCAGCAATCTGACGTGCTTGTGCTTCTGCTTGAGCAACTTCATTACGAATTGCAGCAGTGTTCTTAGAGTCACCAATGCCTGGCATATAACCGGGCTGGGTACGATCAAGAGCCTCAGACTGGCTAAGGCGCAGGCGCATAGAAGGAATGCCTACTTTGTTAGAAGCAAACTGCAAAGCTTGAGCTTCAATTTTAGTAGATTCTTCTGCCAGCGCAGTACGTGCAGTAGCTGCCATTCCACGAGCAGTAGCAGCATCAGGAGCAGTCTTGATCTGTTCATACAGAGTATCCAAGGTAGCTGAGCCTGTTGCGCTCATAGGGTTAAAACCATACACCTGACGCTGAGATTGTGGAGTAGGCTTACCATTCTCACCTACATTAGACAGCATAACCTGTCCAGTCTTAGGATCACGAGTAGCAGTTACTCCGTGCTCATTAGTGTACTGGTTAACACGATTGACGCCACCTTTAGTATTGGCAGTGCCATCACGATAAATATCACGGAAGCCATCATCTGGCAGACCAAGAGCAGCTCGTTGCTTAGGATCTTGCAGCAGCCTATCCACATCACCCTGTACACCAGCATAAGCGGCATCAATAAACATACGCTCTTCTGGACTAACAGCCTGAGCATACTGAGGAGAACTAGCATTAATACCTGCGCTAGTAGAAGGACTCATAGGAACCTTCTCAGCCATAGCACCAGTCTGACCCAGGCTATTAAGCAGAGCACGAGCTGCTTCTGGAGAAGCCAGTTTACCAAGGTCAGCTTGGAAGAATTCTCCACTATTGCGGAAGATTGGATCAACAGCAACAGCAGGCATCTGCCCACGATTAGTCTGACCCAATGCGCCTAGGAGAAGCTCAGCCTCACGTGAGGAAGTGAGAGCCATAGGATCTGTTTGCACAGCAGTAGGAGAAGCCATTGAGCCAGTCTGACCAATAGCTGAAAGAAGCAAAGCTACTTCTTGTGGGTTCCGAGCTTGGCTCAGAAGTTGAGTAATATCAGCCATGTTGTTTCCTTATTTCCGAATTGCGCCAATAAGACCTTCACCTACTCCCATGAAGCCTTGAAGGACCTGATCTATTGAAGGAGTAGAGCGGCTACGTCCATCAATAGCCTTATAAAGTTGATAGGGGATTACAGATGCTGCAATAGGAAGTGCCATCAAAGGATCTTCCATAACTGCTTCCCTAGCAAATGCCCTGTGCTCATAGGGGCTAATAAGATTCTGCTGCTCCTTAGGCACTTTGGTTCGTGCGTTATATAGGAGAGCATGAGGAATCTGAGCAAGGTCTGAACCAGACAAGGAAAGCAGGGCCTCTGCAATCCCTTCTGAACTACTGAGGTTGCGATCCATGGTAGCTCCTTAGAAACTAAAGCCTGAGCGGTAAAGCTCGTTGATGTTAGGTACGCTGCTAAGAGACTGCGAAGGGCCAAGGCCAGCAATGATCCTATCAGCAATTACACTATCATTAACCGATGGGCCGAAGCTAGTAGGAGCCTGAGCCCTCGTAGCCGCAGCATTAGCCAAGATACCGCCGGGACGATAGAAGAAGTTATCAGTAGATGGCATCCCACTACCGCTGCTTCCAGTAACAGAGCGCCCACCTCCTGAGCCACCCCCACTAGAACCTCCTGCATCAACTTCTTCTTTAGTACCCTGTTGCATGAGCTCAAGTGCTTGGAGAAGGGCAGTCATGCTGGAGTTATCCGTGCGGGTCAGTCCTTCCAGAATGCCAGAGATAGAAGAACCAATCTGCCCATAACCTTGCACAGCATTTACACCAAGTGCAGAGGAAGATTCTGCTGCCCGAGTAAGAGCATCTTGCGTAAGCAGAGCCCTCATAGAGTTAGCCGAAGCTCCTGCACCTTCCGCACTACGAGTAATGGTAGGAAGAGCAGACTCCATAGCCTTGCGCAGTTGCTGAGCCATAAGGCCCTGAGCATCAGCTAGAGCAGCTTCTGGGCTGTAGCGCGCACGAAGGGCTTGGTTAGTATTAACCTCCCCCTGTCGAGCTGCTGCTTGTCGTTGTTGCTCCTGAGTTCCACCAGCCATGAGCTGCTGAATGAGAACAGAAAGAGCTGCGTTGCTCTGCTCATTGCCTTGAGTAGTAGTACGAGTTGCCATAATTTACCTCTTTCCTTGAATGATACCGCGGTATTCTAGATAAGATATATCGAACCTACCGCGGATTTCGATATTGTGCCATTTGGCAGTTGGGCCACCGTAGAGGGTAATGTTATCAGAATCCGTAAATGGTTCCACTTTAGAAAAGCCACTTGAAAGATTCTTACCTTCTAGAGAAGAATACACAGACAGAAAGCCAGTGCAAGGAGTCTTCATGTGCAGTCGAATTTCTTCTACTGTCGACATGCCCTGCCTATAGTACCCTACTTTACCGTATGTGATATAAGAATCCACTGGATACTCATCAAACAAACGCAGCGTTCCACCTTCTTCTACGATACCTCCGAATATACCAAACCTTGCATATGATTGCTCAGAAGGTCCGAAGGTGTTGATGGGCGAGTAATCGAGTAGTTGGCGATGGCGCCCATTATACTTGCCCCATTTCTTCAGGTGAAGATCATAAACAAAAGCCCCTTCAAAGATAGGATAGTAAGGTTCTACTGAGCCATCCTGCAAGAAGAAAGTACCACTAGGAATAGTAACAGACTGATCTGGCCAGTTAATAGTTACATCAGGAGTACCTGGGATAATGAACGGCTCAAATGGCTGAGAGCAGAAAGTACCATCATCTCCAATAGCTACAGGATTACCCATAGGAGCTTGTCTTACATCAGAGCCATCTGGGAATTGAGCTGGCGCAGTACAAGTACCTGCTGGAAGAATTGAAGTTCCATCATCCCAGCCAGTCAACCGGCAGAAGCCCGTATCAGGAGTAGGAGGAATAGACTTGTTAATTCCTACGTTATAAACGTTGGTAGCTTTAGTGACAAGATAACGATCTGGGATAGTACAAACACCAGCACCAGTTACAGTAGCATCTACAGGGCACACAGTAAGAATACTGGCGCTAACAACCGTTGGAGTATTACCAGCAGTACCGAACACCTGATATGTAATTGGCTGTCCCAGACTGTTTGTAGCTGTGATCCTAATATCATGAGTGCCACTAGGAATAGGCGTAGCTGGGAAGTCAGCGTTCCATCGTGCAGTAATAGTAGCAATAGCATCAGTGCCTACGTTAGTAGAACCACCGCTACCAGAAGCAAGCCATGTAGTAGGCCCATCATCATAAGGAACAATATGAGCAGGTTCAAACACAGAACGCTCTGTCAGTGAGCCGCGCATTCTAATGTTAATAGCACCTACTGCATACCGAGTAAGCCAGAATTCACAAGGGCTCCAGCCAAATTGAGGACCTGTATATTTGGTAACAAAGTCTCCAAGATCGCAATCGTAGTTAGCAGTCGTAGTTACGCTAGCAATCTCATAGCGCTGCACCTGAGACGAGTGAGCTCGGCCAAGAATTGCACTCAAGTAAGCTTTAAGAGCTGCATCCTCTAATTGCCAGATAGCAGTCTGAGCTGCTACAAACCGCTCAATAGTCCATCCACCTACTACATACGCGTCTGAGCCAGCGACCACTCGCTTATTTGTTGCATCAGTAGAAGCCCTGTCCAATGAGCCATCAGCTCCGGGAGACATTGGATAAGGAGCACCAGAAGGCCACTGAGGCGCAGTACAAGGTACTGATACCCAAGTAATGTTATCCGCTGCTCGTGCACCACTGTCACTCAAGTATGCAGTATATACAGGCCGATAGAGTTTGCTCGGATCACCATCTTCTGGCTGCTGATAAGCTCCGCTGCTCAAGCCATTAAAGACAGGGCAGAATCCTGAGCCACCTTGAGTTTGAGCTTTATCAATGGCATCAAAAACATTAAGATTAGCTCCTGGGAATGTGATGACCGTCTCTGGAATAACTTCATCACTAAACTGAGCTTGACCATCAGAGTAGTTAGGGTCAAGTGTGCGAATGCACAAGTACCTACCTTCTTGCAAAGACAAGTACTTAGGGCCAACAGCTTCCTTAAAGTAGTCGGTTACTTCTGGAATGATGATCTCAGCAGCTGCATTAGTAATCTTATACATTCCAATCGTAGAATTGACATAGTGAATGTCATCAGGAATAGCTGCAACAGCTTCTTCTCGATAAGCAATACCAGCGCCAATCACAACAATCTTAGGTTTCCACTGGAACAAGCTCTCAGGCTGCTCTTGAATGTAGATGATGCTTCTAGTAGCATAGATCATGAAACCATCTCCATGAGGATAGATCATAACAATGCGACCCACTACTGCGGAAAACACAGTAGAGCCTGCCAAGGTCTCAAGAGACGGCACAAAGTCTTGGAAGTCATCCAAGTTAGACCAAGCAATAGAATCAGAAGAGTCCCAGAAACCAAGCCTATTACCTGCACGAAAGATTCCCATCTGCGCTTCCATATTAAGGAAGGTAGGAACTACGCTAGTCAGGGTAAAGCCAGGAGCTGACGCATTAGAGACAATCTTTTGATAGCTGGCAAATCCTTGGCGGTAGACATACAGCTGATCGTTGATGATCGTAAAGCTCCACGAGTAGTGAACTTGTGTGAGTCGATCAAATGGCATTGCCAGAGCTTGAGTCCATGCTCCAGAAACATCAGCTGCTTTGTACCAGATTCCGCTATCGCAGAGAGCAATAAGGATGTTCTCGAAAGAGTTATTCTGGAACGTGAAAATACGATCGATCTGCTCAGGAAGAGCATCGATACCAAGAAGCTGATTTGTACCAAAGTAACTCTTGTATCCGTAAGCAGTGGGCAGGAAGTTATAGCCCTTGTAGGCCATTACAGGAATACGATCTTCAATGTCAGTCCTAGTGTACTCATGCAGCCCATCTGGGAAGGAGTTAGGATTAACAGGAATGAACGTACGAGTTACGTCAATGAATCTAGTAGTTTGTGCTGCGGCCATAATTACCTCAACGAGAGCCAAGTTGACGACGAAGGCCCAGACCGGCCCACTTTTGAATATTCTGAATTGTGCACCAGCCTGCTCTGTTAGCTACTGGGACAATCTTAATTGCGCCTACATCTGGTAGCATGAAGGTCATCATAACACTGCCCGGCACAAAGACTCCTTCAGAGAATGTGCCAGCTGCTAGGGGATAAGCTGCTGCGTTGGCAAAGTCTAGTAGTACATCCACAGAAGAATAAACAGCTACTAGATTAAAGCCAGTCGGGATAGTCACAGACGCAGCTGCTTCTGCCGCGAGCTGAATAAACAGAAGCTCTTTAGGCAGAATGATGTCTAGTGGGATAGCCTGAGCATCCTCAGTACTAAATGGGTATAGCTGTTTTTCTACTGCGGTTGCCATTAGGATTTCTCCGACAGATGAGTGATAGTGGCATCTTTCTCTTTGCTGCTTCGAGTAGATCCGAACTCAAAGTTATAGATAGCATCGAGGTAGCCAAGGAAACGGCCAAGGATAAGAGTTACTACACCTTTAGCAAACTCATTGATGGCTGGGTCAGACCATACAATGTAGAACAGCCACGCCACAATAGCAAATGCTAGAATGAACATGATGTTAGCTCGGTGATTGTACTTGCCATTCGTGATGAAAGCAGTATCCCGAATACGAGCTGAGTTAACGTCAGCCAAGTAGAGCTTCTCCATCTCAAGATCATTGGCAATCATCATGATCTTAAACTCATAAGCCTTTTCTTGTGAAGAAGCAAAGATGGTAACAGCTTCTTCAATAGAGCCTGAGCCAGACACAGTTTTAGCTACTTCTTCAATCTTGTCAAGCACAGATTTAGGAGCACCAGACTCTCCAACTCCTAGGAAGCGAAGGATAGAAGGTGCAAACTGAGCCAATGCTAATACAGCAGGAAGGATAGGCATAAAGTTCTTTCTTTAGGAATCAATAGCACCGAAGCGCAAGTTGCCAGCAATTCTACGCATCCAGCCAGCACCATGAAACTTCCAGTTTTTAAGCTTTGTCATGAACTCAATTCTCTCTGCGTTAAAGCGGAGAATCTGATCTGACTCGCTCATAGTCTGAGAAGCTAGAAGAGAGTGAGGCCCAAAATGTCCATCATCTGCTACTTCAAGAGCTCTCTGAAGAAGTCTGATAGATTGTTGTATGCCAGAGTTAACTGCCGAGTCAAGTAGTTGATAAGCCGTGCCATCATGTAAACGCTCTCCTTTAATAGGAACCCAGAAGTCTTTGAAGTAGATAGCTACAGCCTGATCTCGAGTAAGGTTCTTAATATCTACATTAGGGTAACTGCGCTTTGAGATGCCCCAATTAGTCTCACCGCCTGGATCATCTGGGTCATTTACATAACCTCCTTCGTGGCCTAAAACCCTATCGATAGCTTTCTTAAATTCCATGATAATTCCTTAGAGGTAAAGGGCGCCAGTAGCAACAGCTCCACCAGTAGAGCCAGGAAAGTAACTTGCTCCTGCTCCAGTACCAGAGATAAGACTAAGCTGCGCTGCGTTATAACGTTGGCCAGTGACAGTAAAAGCACCTAGTGTATAGGTCTGCGCAGGCATCATTGCATAGGAACCGCTGCTTAGCAGGATAAACTGGTTTACTACCATGTTAGCAGTAAAGGTAACTGTCAAGGTAGCATGATGTACCCTACCACCCTGAGAAGCTGTGATGTGGTTTGATGATGTCCCTGAGATAGTATAATTGCCAGTTGCGTAGACTGTTGCACCAGAAGCAGAGTTAATGTGTGCAAGTGTCGCCACGCCAAAGTCTAGTCCAGAATGGTAAATAGCATTACCTACTCCGTTAACCCACAATGAGATCTGAGTGCAGGTTATCTTGAAGTTCTTCAGAATCCACTGAGCTGCTTTATCTCCTGGGATGTTAAAAGGAGCAGAACCTTGCAGTCTACCACAGACAAAGGCTGAGGTGCTAGCTGCTACAATATTAACATGCACGTTAGCAGGAGTTACAGCATTACCCTGAATGATAGGGATCAAAGAACCCACAGTGGGCTTAAGAATTGCTCCAGCTGCGTAGCTACCATCTTTAATCTGAATGGTGACTTGATAGCCAGCGGTGTCTACAGTATGCGCAATGACATCTACTGCCTTCTGGATGGTAAGAAAAGCTCCACCAGATGAGTCTGTCAAGCCAGTGTTAGCATCATTACCATCAGTGCGAACATAGTAGGTAGTATCAGCAGCTAGAATAGTTCGACCGCCACCACCTCCGCCCCCACCTGTAGAAGCTACAATAGGATTGAGAGGATCAGTAGCATCAACTGTAATGTTAGCCCCTGCTACAATAGTAGCCACCCCTCCAAGAGCCAAAGCCCAATCAGGGCCAGTGTGGTCTGTAAGGTAGTAGAATTGACCATTATCAAGTCTACGAGCGAATTTGCCCTCGTCATCAGCTACGACAACGAGGGCATTAAGTGCAGCAAGATCTGCTACTTCCCAGTTCTGGATTCGGTGTACATCACCTAAACCTACGTCTTTGTGGAGCATATTATTTCCTGCTTAAATAGGGTCCAGTGGCACAGAATACGCATACGCTGTGAGAAGATCACCGGAGACAGTAGTTACTAAAGCTCCAGCGATCATGATAGGCTCATATACAGGTACTAGGAAAGAGGCTCCGACAAGCTCAATAAGCTCTTCTTCGGAGAACCCTTTTCCTAGCCCTTTGGCGTAGTTAGGTGATACCCAAGACATTATCCGCCTCCTTCGCGCCTAAACGCTTCCTTCACAGATTCCTTGAAGATAAGCCAAAGAATGCCCATTGCAACACTCATCTTGGCTACCCACACTGAGCAATATTCTACCCAGCTCATAACTTTCAAGAACCCTTTAATGTTGGTGTACATTTCTAAGAGCTCTTTATCAGCACGTTCTCTGATTGCTAGCTTGTCTGTAATCCCTGTAAGCTGGTCCTTAAGTTCATCAAATTTGCTATCAATCTCTTTATCCGTCATGCTGGCTTCCTCGGATGTAATCACTCTTAAAGATCGTACCTTGCTCAAGAGCTGCTCGTGCTGCGATCTGAGAGGAGTTGGCATCACCAATAGAGTTAAATACAGCAGCAGCTGCGCGTTGAAGAATGGCAGACCAGTTACCATCTAGCATCCAATACTCTGGAAGAGCATCAGTTTTATACTCAGGATATTGGTAGTATCCAAAGTCAAGAGCAGCAGCTTCAGCTCTTAGTTTAATGTTAATAGAGTTACCAGAAAGATACCACTTGTCTAGAATCTCGCAATCCTTCGTAAGCTTCAGCCCTTTCAACTCTTCCACGTAACGCTTAGTGCCAGCATACTTGATGTAAGACACTTTGCGAAAGCGAGTAAGAGTTGCTAGGTCTACGATCTTTTCATAGGCTGCTGGGCTAATCACAATAGTGGTTTCCAGCAGGTCCCTACGATAATCATGTTCAGAAGAGTACCAAAGAATAGCGGCATTCACCTCACGACGAATGTCCTGAATCTTGTCTGGCCTCTTTGTCATGCCAAGAATCTCGGTGACAATAGCCGTGAAGTTCATGGCAGTTCCTTAGAGTTTAGGAGGAATAGGAGCCACTAGC